TTCTTATGATGGAACCTATAGCCACCCATCATCGCAGCTTTCAGCTGTGTACACTTAGGGTCAACTAAAAAAGCTGCATCACCGTCTGATTGTCGCATAAGAAAATCGTCAACAGCAGATAATCTAGCTGACACATTGTTAGTCTTCGCAGGAAATACCCGTAAGCCCTCTGCTTTTATAATATCAACAGCAGACCGCTCATCTGTCTGAGCTCTCTGTACACCTGCAGGGTCGACAACTATTACTACAGGGGCCCCAGGGAACCGTTCATACAACAACGGTTTGACAAGTGTACGTACAAATCTTTGAATTCCCATGTCGAACGAGACTGCTTCATCAAAAATTACAGCCCTACCACGGGGATCTTGCTGCCCAAACACTGCAGCAGGAGTTAAACCTAGGTCCATACCTACGACAATAGGGCGAACACCGTTGATTACTGGGTGCAATTTACTACGTGCCATGTGATAATCAGGCCTAAAATACTTGTAAACAGGCTGTCCTGCGGAGCTTAAACCGTATTCTCCGTCAATAAATACCCTAATATACTCATCTGAACGACCCTGTGTATCATAGTAACCTTCGGGTAAATTCTCTATATTTTCGGCTATTTGGCTCCTTCCAGAGGGTTGTTTGAACACATTCCACCCATTATTGTTGTCAGAAACGCCATCTTCAGGGCTTAACCCCTCCATTTGGTAGTACCACCATGTATCCATAGTAGGTGGATTAGTGTCCCCCCACATACCAAACCACGTAGGGCCGCCATCTTTATTAGATGGAAAGCGTCCTATTCGTTTGGACATAGCATCTACAATCTCTGGATCAATATCTCTGCACTCGTTGAACCAAGCAAATGTTAATTCGAGAGAGTTTAGATTCCTAACATCGTCTGCATCGTCTAATGCTCGGAACATAATTTCACATTCCACATCCCCGACTTTAAAAAAGTAGGTCTTAGTAGTACGCATAAAGTTACCACATGGGCCTGGTGGGAACCAGTCGAGAAAAGTCTTAATCGTAGTGTCAGTTAGCTGCCTGACGGTCTCCCGCACTATAGCTGCTCGAGATCTGCGAACACCGTCCTGGCTTGGTTTCTGTTGTGATGCCCGTCTAACTATTTCAAAACAACTAGCAACCGACTTTCCTGACCCGACTGGCCCCATAAGTACACGCATCTTTGCGCTGGAGCTCATAAACTCCCCACAAGTTTTCGATGGTGTAAAGTCTATATCCACATAGGCTCCTCTAATAATATAATAGCGAACGATTCTTTTACTCTAGGTCCGCGTAATACTTTTTGTTTATGCATTATCTGCTCTATAAAAAGGAGTTTAGACACGGTCTCGCATTCAGCCAGCGTTTTGAAGGTTGCCATTGTCTGCCCCTCGTAGGTCTTCGAGAACTTCTTCTTGAGGTTCGTGATTAACGACCTTTGCCTCATGCTCCTTTCCTCCGAGATTAATTGTGATTTTAACTCCATTACCCTGCCCCTCTGATACTGCATCGTTTTTGGGTTCGAGACCTCCCCATTTTATAGTTGATTTTATTAGATCCGCTTTAACTGACGGAGCTACTTCTGCAGAATGTATTAAAGTCCAGGAGGTTGTCAAGAGTTCTTCCGCCTGAGCTCGGGCTTTTAGCTTAAAGGTCATGCCTTTTTCTTTGATATCTTCCCTATAGGACTCTACTTTTTTAAGAAATACTTTGTCCTTGTTGAAAGTAATAAGGTCATCAGCCGATATACCGTGCCTTTCTTGCACTTCAGGAAGAGATTCACCACTTCCTTCGAGCATTAAAGCTACATCAAAAGCTAATCTATCAGACCACTTTGTGTGTTTTAAAGGTAGAGTATCCATTATTTACCCTCAAAAAAAGCCTTAAGGTCACGCTGAATGCGCTTATATAGTGGTATAGGTTCATCCCCAAGAGGCAAACGAAGCTGACCTTCTGCCTCTAGTTCAGCATGAGTTGGTTGTTTCTCTGTGTCTTTTACTTTGGGCACGTAATATGTTTTTTGTTTCTTAGCCATTAATC